CAACACACGATCTGAAATGCATCGTGGGTTTCGTCGTGGGGAACGGAATCGGGACGTACTGGGCCGTGAGGCATAGCCGATGAAAGGCAAAACCTATTTCCTCAGCTTCGTAGAAGAGGCCGTGATGGACCCCGCCTATGCGGGCTATGTCGGCGGGCGCATCGAGGTCTATGAGGTCGGCCCAGATGATACCTGGAACCAATACGCCATCGAGGAGATACGCTTCTTTACGAATAAGCAAAAGGAATATCATCGGTTAAGAGGCCGATACGACTTCGAGGACGTGACGGCGAAAGGGCTGGAGCGGCTACGGGCGAAAATCGTTGCCCTGAACGAGAAGGATTGATATGAGGAGGTATGATGTTTAAGAAAAAAGTTTCTCAGGAAGAGTTCGATATGCTCGTACAAAAACAATTGAAACTAGAGGGCCGACTGAGATCACTATGTGAACTTCTTTGCGTGGCATTTACCTTAGATGCGTTTGATGAGGGAATGGCAATATATATACAGAAGGATAGATGAAGCGCATCGGTCAAGTCATCGGCGCCGTGCTCGTTGGCGTAGTATGCGTTGCTCTGCTTCCCCTGATCGTCCTGGTGGTCATTGTCTATACCCTCATCGCCGTGGCCATTGCTATAATCAAGGCAATCCAGGCGGCTATTAACGCGAAGCCTGTTTTATGATAAAATAACAAGCATGGGCAAAGTCAATATCCACAAAAAGACGAAGAGCAAAAAGCCATCAATTATTTATAATGAAATTACCTGTCCGCATTGTAATGCGAAATTTACTTGGGCAATAATTAAAACAAAAAATAGGGTATATGCTGGACCATATTATAAACCCAAGGCAGAACTTACCGATGCTACCTTTCCTGGCGGCCATTAACGCGAAACCTGTTTTATGATAAAATAACAAGCATGAGAGAAATCAAGTTTAGGGCATGGGAAGATGATGCTGAAGAATTTTGTTATTTTACCATTGGAGACTTATTGTTTGGAACAGAAGGATTCAATATTAGTAGTGGTCTAGACAGAATAAAGGATATGCTAGAAGAAACATCAAAAAATCTTTCTGGCGATGAAAGAATCCAACAATACACGGGCCTGAGGGACAAGAACGGCAAAGAGATTTATGAGGGGGACATCGTCCAGATGCAGGATGGGATAATGAGGTGGGACGACAGAAATGGTCCACTTGCTGTTGTTTTCGAGGACGGGGCCTTTGTACCGTTCGGGGGACAGGGCGAGTATTCATGGGAGGATGGCTCGGATGGCCACGTGGCAGTCATCGGCAACATCTACGAGAACCCGAAATTATTAAATATTCCCTAATGGCTCAGGTTGTTATTAAAGCGAAGACCCGGAACCTTTCATAGCGAACGCGCTAATTAAAATAATCATCATTAACACTTATTCCTAAGTGTAGGTGTTTTTGTCCATTTTAAGGTTAACCGCCGTTAACCTTAAATCGAGGTTGCCCACAAATAAAGCATGAGAACAGCGTTCCCTGCGTTAATAAAATCCATCAGCGTCAAGAGCCTCGTGAGCGGCGACAAGGAAGGCGAAATACGACTCCGATTTCTGCCGACTGACGAGGTGATGGATGCACTACAGCGACTACATCGGGCCGACGAAGAGGTAATGATCGCCATCGTTGACCCGGCTGAAAATATCAGCGGAATACAGCAATGTCAGGAAGACCATATCGAAAAGGCCAAAGTGGAAACCCGAAAGGAAAACCGAAGGGGGCAGTCTGTAAATTTACGACTCTGAAGGTCGCGTTCCTCAACGTGTTCGAGCGCATGGGCGGAGAGGACGGGCTCCTCGATTGGGTCAATGCCTCGAATCATAACAAGGCTGCTTTCTACCAGTGGATCACCAAGATGCTTCCGGCTGATGTGAATGTTGGCAACGTGTCCGCCCCTTCCGGTAAACCCCAAGCGCTCATCATCAAGGTCATTCACGCACAAGACGACGGTGGTGACAACGGGAACGGCGACGGCCATGACAAATGAAAGAGAATGCCGAACTTGTCGTCTCCCCCTCATTCTGGCCTCTCCTAGAAGATAAACATCGTTATCTCGTCCTTTGCGGTGGGGCAGGCTCAGGTAAGACGGAATTCGCCGCCAGGAAGATATTCTATCGTTGTCAGAAAGAAGGTGGACATCGTTTCCTAATTCTCCGCAAGGTACGCTCGCGGGTTCAGGAATCAGTCCTTGAGGTTTTCCGCTGTCTCTTGCGCGAGACTGAAGTTGCCTATGATCTTAATAAGACTAGCCGAGTCATTTCGTGGAACGGACCAGACGGAAGATTAAACGAAGTTCTTTTTGATGGCTTGGACGACCCCGAGAAGATTAAGTCGATCAAGGGCTTAACGGGCGAATGGCTTGAGGAAACAACTAATTTTACGAAGAATGATTTCCTCCAACTTGATCTTAGGTTGCGTGAACCGGGGCCAGCATATCATCAAATCATCCTGAGTTTTAATCCAGACGAGGCTCAGGCTCCGTGGCTCAAAGAGATGTTCTTTGACCACGTGAATCCGGATGCTCTTGTCCATAATTCGACTATTGCAGATAACCCGATAGCTGAAGTCAGGGCACGGTATGCACTCCGCCTTAAAGAACTCAAGGCCCAAGACGAGACGATGTACTCGATCTATGGTCTTGGGTTATGGGCTATGCCGAAGGGCCGTATCTACAACTGGGACGTCCAGCCTGCGCCGCAACGATATGACGAATTCTTTTATGGACTCGATTTCGGCTATTCGGTCAATCCCTCGGCCCTGATCAAAGTCTATCGCAGGGCCGATGAATTCTGGCTTGAGGAGGCCATCTATCAGGCTGGACTGACCAATCAGGCCATCGCCTCCGAGATGCAGGGTATTGGCGTTGGTAAGTACGAGCAGATATATGCAGATGCCGCCGAACCCAAGAGCATCGACGAGATAGTGCAGTTCGCCTTCAATGTCAAGGCATGCGATAAGGGGCCGGACAGCGTTAGGGCCGGAATCGGATACCTCAAGTCTCAAAAGATACACATCGTTCAGGGTTCAACAAACATCATCCGCGAGGCCGGCAAGTACAAATGGCGCGAGGACAAGAATGGCAACACGCTCCCTGAACCCGTGAAGTTCGATGATCACGCTATGGACGCCATCCGTTACGCCATCATGACGCACATGAGGGCGGCTGGGGCTGTGTACATTGGCGGTATCAAGAGAAGTGTCTACCCGGAGTAAAAAGGAATGAGCATATTCAACAAAAGCAAAGTCCTTCAGGCCGAAGTCCGTGAACTCCGGGATAAAACCGCTGAACTTACCGGACAGGTGACGAAATATCGTGAGACGCAGGAACTTCTCGTCAAGGATATTCTCACATTACAGGAAGTGTCCCGAGCCTATGTCGGCAATGATTACCAGGTCTATGAGGATGCTGTCTATGAGATAAGCGAGAAGTATTGCGGACGTGCCGAGTGGGGGGTGCTCCAGACACGGAGCATTATCGACTTGCGGAGCGCGTTTATCTTGGGCGAAGGACTCAAGGTGACGCACACGACAGAGACGCGGGCTGAGGCAGAACGCGAACTCCAGTTTGCCGAGGACTTCATGTCCTTCAATGACCTGGATGGCGAACTCGATCAGGAGATGGCCAAGGAAGCCGAGATCGAGGGCAAGATCGCCATTAAACTTTGGCTGGACGAAGAACCCTACCGCGATTGGCCAGGGATGGTATCGGCACGGTTCAAGTCATGGTTATCCAGCAAGTATGTCGTAACAGCCGACCCGAATGATTATCTTTGGTATAAAAACCTCAGTTGGAAGGCTATGGGAACAACTTCTGCCGGGAGTTATGATGAGGCACAATTCGTCTATGCCAAATTTGGTGGGCGCATCAATATGCCGAACGAGGCCCAGCCGAAGATTGCGGCTTGCCTGACGCAGATAGATCGCCTGGATAGGGCACTCCGAGACCTCAGAGAGATTGACCATCTATTTGCCTCCCCGACGCCTTACTTCAAGGTCTTGAGCGTTGCCGAGGGCCAGGCCATTGAGACATACATCGAGAGGACGAACTGGAAGATCGGCAAGGCGCTGATTACATCTTCCGAGTTCACTCTCGTATCTGCGCCCATCACGGGTGTCGATAACCTGATAGCTGAGATTGAACTCTGCGTGAAGATGATAAGCGGAGCGACGGGCATTCCCATCCATTATCTCGGGCTTTTGGATTTGCTCAAGAATAGATCGACAGGCGAGAACATCCGCGAACTTATCATGGCATCCACGACAAGGGAGCGCCAGACGTGGATCGGTGTCTATGAGGAGCTATTGACCAAGGCTATGCAAATGTGGAACGCGACATATCGGGCGCAGAAAACAGAGGGACTTCTTGATCCGACCAAGGTCAAGGTCGATATCCCGCAGGTGACGCAGGAACATTGGGACCATATCCAGAACGTGCTCATCCCAGCGGTGGCTGCGAACATCATCAGCAAAGAACACGTTGCGGGGCAGATACCGGGTGTCGATCAGGAGAAGGAAGCTGAACTTCGTGCCGATCAAGAGGCGAAGGACGCTGAGCAGGCTAAGGCAGAGATGGATGCGCTCAAGGAAGAGATGAGCCTCAAGGACGCTCGGGACACCCAGGTGGCCAAGGCATGATGATAACCACAGCCAAACGAGTTGCGGGGCTGGAGATTATAGCAACGCCCTGCCCGAAATGCACGTCGGCCATGTATAAGAAAGTTTGCCCCTGCCATATGCGGAAGCACGGGTGGAACATCTGCGCCAAATGCGTTAAGTGCGGTCACACCATTGGCCTAACCAAGAGGCGAGGAAGATAACATGCCATACACCGAAATTAAAAAAGAGATGGTCGAAGGGAAAGAGAAGTGGTGCTTTCGCAACAAGGAAACCGGGCGCAGGATTTGCTCGGATACTGAAGCGGGGGCTATCGCGGCCATGAGGGCGCGATATGCACACGCCCAGGAAATGAAATATATCGATCCGTTCTTTAATCCCATGATTAAGACGGACGAGGAGGATTGATGTTTACTACGAATACCACGAAGGTAAGGACGCCGGAAGATGACGGCAAGCGGCGGGTCGTTACTACGACGAGCGGGAATGGTCCAGAAGGTTCAATGGTCTATCGTTATGGAAATGAGGGCAAAGACCGGAAGGTGGTTTTCCCCAAGACTTCAAAGATTCCCACGAACTTTTCGATGGTCAACAAGCGTGAGACCAACAAGGTCGACCCCAAGATCAAGTTCAATACGACTGAACTAGATCATTTGATGAACAGCGTGGGATACAAGCGAGCGATCAAAGTTGACCCCCGCTTTATTTACGAGAGCCATATGCCCGCGCCCGCGATAAAGACCCCGCAACCCAAGCGCGCCAAGAAGGCTGCGGTCAAGAAACGGAAGGCGAAGTAAGCCATGAAAATCCGCATTGCTTTTCTGCTATTGTTTATTGTTGTTCTTTTTTCGTGCAATTCCACTTTGCAATTTACGGCAACCTTGACCCAGGTTGACCACGAACGGACGTCTGGGCACTACCTTTTTTCGGGCCATGATGTATGGCATTTAACCTTTGATAACGGAAAAGTTATCGAGGTTTATGTGCTTCCTAAAAATGGACGCTATGAACCTGGAATTCAATATACCGTTTTCAAAGATTGGACGAATACTTATTTCACGAAGAGTGAGGTTAATCCATGAAGATCCGTGTTGCCCTTCATTATATGGCTTCCTCAGAGATAGCCGGGATGATCCCCGAAGAGACTATCCGCGAGATTAAAAAGACTGACCCGGCACCCCTATTCCGGGCCTATGTCGTAGCGCATGAAGGCGAAGCGAAGGGGAACTTGGTCGGATATGGCAACATCGTCAAGAAATGGTATCGCGCCATCGTCGACAAGCTCCATGAGAAGATCGAAGCAGGGTTACAGCTCTTCCACGGACACGGGGCAACCAATGACCAGACGGGACGCATCCCCATCGGGCGCGTAGTCGGCAAGGCACTCAAGGAAATAGCCGGACGTTGGTCATCCGTTGTGGCCTGCTATATCGAGCCTGCCAGCCGGCGACTGAACCTCGATGTGGCATCCATCGAAGCCGAGATTGACCTCGATGTTGACGGTAAGGGGAACATTATCGCAAACGACGTCAATAACGTATCGGCTATCGCGCTTGGCAACTCAGAAATCGAGACGCCGGGATTCGCCGGGGCAACACTCCTCGGCCAACTCCAGGCGTTTGCCAAAGATAAGGGCATAAAGACAGAAGTCGGGCATAAGATTCCCAGCGCAGAAGTTGGGCATCAAATACATCACTAAGCCGTCCCGGACAGCCAGGAGCGGAACAAAGGAGTCTCTAATGGGAGATGTCGTAACGATTGACCAGCTACGCGACCTGGTCAAAGCGGACAAGATCAAGCCGTCCGATATTTTCGGAGCGGAAGTTTTGGCCGATGACCCATCGGTCAAGGGGTTGATCGAGACCGAGAATCGGCGCGCCGTTGCGGGCGAATATGCCCACAGGAAGCGCGGCGAGGAAGGTTTCGACAAGACGAAGGGAGAGCTGGAAAAACAGCTCGCCGACCTGAAAGCCGAGGCGAACATGCTTCGGATAACAGCGGCAACGGGCAAGGTCAGGCCGCTCTACGATGCACAGAAGGCAACGCGGAAACTCACGGAGAAGCAGGCGACCTTCATCGAGGGGCGACTGGACAAGTTTAAGCCGATCAAACCCGAAGACGTTGAGAAGGAGTTCAATTTCTACCTGGACTCCGAGGTCGATGAGTACGGCAAGATTGCCAAGCTCATGGGGATTGAGGAAAAGGTTGCCGGAGGCGGCGACAAGGGGGGTGGAACCGGCCCGGAGAATCAATCGACCGGCGATGCTGTCTTGAACAAATACCTTGATCCCGCGAAGAATCCCTTCATCAGACTCGCTTGACCCGTCGGGTGGCGGTAAGCCGCGCATAGACGTGCGCGGAAATCTTTCTTTCTAAATTCAACAAAGGAGGCACAGGTATGCCAAATGCACTGAGAACCGCCACGCCTATGGGTGATTGGCGGACATTCAAATTCATCTGTGAGGATAGCCTCGGCCAGCACGGCATCAAAGATGCCCAGATCGCCGGGGACCCCTATCTTTACCTTGTCAACGACACCGTCGGTGCGCTTCTCGAAACAATCGCATTCGGTGAGGAAGGCGTCCTCATCTACCACGCCGAGAAGATCATGGTCATGAAGGATTCCGGCAAGGGCGAGTCATTTGATCCGGGGGACAGGGTTTATTGGAATCCGACGACCCGGCTCGTTACGCCCGCCTATGATAGTGGTTATTTCTGGATTGGGATCGCAACCGAACCTGCCGGGGAAACCGACGATTTCGTCGAAATTGACCTCAAGGGCGATCACGCCGAGGTTGAGGTAGTCCTTCCGTAAGGGGATACAATCATGAACAGCAAAATCTTTAATCTCAACTGGGAAAAGTTCAATTACAAGGATCCCGAACAGCGGAAGAGCCTCGCGGGCGCGTTGCAGTATTTCTGCGCGCTTCCCAACAAGTATGTTGCGGATCGGTTCGCCAATGTCCAGGAGTTCGTCAAGGCTCACAAGCAGGTCCAGGAGTTCACCCTCATGTCCGACGGTTGGGTCAACGAGAAGGCCATCGACATCGTTCAGAAGTTCCACCTCATGACGGATTACGACAACGGCTATGAGCAGATCTTCGACATTCGGGATTATAGCGGCACTAAGGCGAGCGGCTTCGATATCGCGGCCGTCCGCTCGGGCCTCAAATTCCTTGAGGTCAAGCCGGGCGAGAAACTCAAAGTCTATCAGATGACCGGGGAAAAGGAGCGCGTGTTCTTCTGCTACTATGGTGGCGCGCTCGGCTGGCATCGTCAGCTCTTCGAGGACGGCGACTGGTGGACAATCGAGGACAACGCCATCGAGTTCCGGAACAAGGCATACAGTCACCGGGCAAGCGTCTATTATGCGCTTCTGGAAGCCGCGGCAACTGCCAAGGGTTGCTGTTCCGTCGTGGATGCCAATTGCCACGGCTGCGATGCGGATGCTGCGGATATTGCGGCATCCATCAATTTCGCCGCAACGGATATCTTGACCAACGTGGCCAATCGCGGCTACGACATCAATCCTGCAACTACTCAATTCATCGTTCTGACCCCGCTCCAACTCAGGGGCCGCGTGCGCTATGCCCTTAATCAGCGCATCCAAGCCTATACCGGCGCTGAACTTCGCATCGACTACAACTTCAAGCAGATCACCTCAATGATGCTCACCCAAACCGACCGGATCATGGTCATCCTGCCCGGGCGGTCGCTCAAAATCGGCTACAGGATGGACCTCACCCTGTTCGACGATTTCGACATCCTCAGCTATACCGACACGGTCGCCGGGTGGATGCGTCACGGTGGATGCATCGGCGACATCGACCAGATCAATTGCATCACGCTCACCGAGGAAAGCGGCTCATGCCCACCCCCCAGCTTCAACCCCTTGGTTGCTTGCGGGGAAGTTCCCACAGGCATAGGCCAAATGCAGCACGTAGAACCTCTTTAGGTTCTAAGGGAGAAAGGCTCAAAACAATTTATGCGGCAGGGGCCGAGTCGTTCTAGGCGGCTCGGCCCCGGGCCGATATCTGAGATGCTAACACAACGAAGTCCAGCGGCAGTACGGATCATGCGTGATCGGGATGCTATCCAAGCCAGAAACCGCGCTGATAGCGCACGGGCTATCAATCCTGATCGACCGGCGGCAGACGTGTTGCCTGATGGCGCTTGGGCGGGCCAACCGTGCTTTATTATCGGCGGCGGACCATCACTCATAGGGTTCGACTTCGAGCGCTTGCGCGAGCGCGGGCATGTAATTGCCATCAATAAAGCGTATCTATACGCGCCGTTTGCAGACGTGGTGTTCTTTATGGACCACGCGAGCTTCTATATGTACCTTAAGCGCGGCCAGTTCGGTGCAGACGCGCTAAAGGCATGGGACGAATTCAAGGGTCTCCGGGTGTTCCTAAACCTCCGGGGGCGTGATGTTAAGGATGCTTATTCCATCCGAAGTATTGGGCGAGTAGGACTTTCAACATCGTTGCGACATGGGCTTTATCACGGCAATAATTCAGGATTCGGGGCTATCGGCGTTGCCATCTGCATGGGAGCTGACCCGATTTACCTGTTGGGATACGATCTTCGGCATCAGGGCAAGGTGACGCATTTTCACGGTGGCTACGGGCGACATCAGCCTGAGGTCGTCATGCGGTCATACCTGAAAGGATTGACGGAGTTGGCGCAACTCGTTGCGAAGCGAGGGCGGCCTAGGATCGTCAATCTCAGTCAGTCCTCGGACTTGAGGGCTTTTCCATTTTCGACAATCGATGAGGTTTTGAAATGAAAAGCGATAATCAGATTGAACGAGATGAACGTGACGTTGAGGATATGCGGAAAGACGACGCGCCCGTTGTCGTGGAAGCCCGTAGGGCCAAAAAGGGACGTGAGGTGAGGGATTGGGCGCACATCGCCAACATAATCGATCCTGGGGCACCTCAGGCCCAATGATGGCGTTTTTGGGGACAATCAGCAATTATGATTACTAGCCAGCATACTCGTTCCAGAGAAGCCGTACTTCGGCGACGGGAAACGCGAATTAATCGGCAGAATCGCGGCAGGACAGTTTCTCCCGCTCCCATATCTCATGTCGCACCCATGCCGGGCAATTCACTAATTACCTGTATTACGCCGACGGGAGATAGGCCACTGGCTTTTGCACTCTGCCGAAAGTGGATGCTTCATCAAACGGTGAAACCATCACAATGGATAGTCGTGGATGACGGCGAGAATCCGATGATTCCGACGGGCAATTTCCAATATGTCCGTAGGGAACCACGGTCGGATGACCCGAAACATACACTTAACCGTAACCTGGCGACGGCGCTTCCGTTGATCACGGGCGATAAGATTTTTATCATCGAGGACGACGAATACTATGCGCCGGAATATATCGAGGAGATGTCCCGGCGGTTGGATCAACATGAGGTTGTCGGCCTTCGGGATTATAAATATTACCACCTCCCGACGGGCGGGTATATCGTCAACGCGAATCACACACACGCGAATCTTGCGGAAACGGCTTTCAGGAATTCCTTTCTTTATGAAATGCGTGAAATTCTAAACGTCGCCGATACATTTATAGATTTGCGGATATGGCAAAAGATCGGCAGTAGAGGATATCGGTTTGACGATAGCGGTAAATCGTTATTCCTTGGGATCAAGGGATTGCCCGGTCGGGCCGGGATCGGTATCGGCCACAATCCGGCCATGTATCGAAACATCAAAGATACGGCCGACAGGGGGATGCTCAAGAAATTTGCACCGAAGGATTATCAGATTTATCTGGATATCCTGACCGGGAAGTTGACCAGTGAAAATTATCAATCATATTTCCCGGCCGATCTTCCCGTCACCGGAATCACGGTTTGCTGGAATACGAAAGACTTGATCGAGCGGGCCTATAATTCGATTCGAAAGTTCTATCCCGAGATGCCGATCATCATCATCGACGGTTCGGATGCAGCCGATCCGTGTGCGGGTTACGTGCGCCGACTGGCATCCAACAAGACGACAGTCATCTCGCTCGGCTACAACATCGGGCACGGGCGCGGGATGTGCCTGGGCATCGAGAAGGCCAAGACACCGTATGCCCTCATTTTCGATTCCGACATCGAATTATTGAAGCCGTGTGTTCAGGACATGTTGGCCATGATGGAAGAAGATACATTCGGCGTTGGGGATGTCGATGAAACGGCAAACCGAAGTCGCCATATCAACTGGACACGCAATCCCATTAATGGCTCGATACGATATCTTCAACCCTCTTTCCAATTGATTGATATAAGGAATTACAAGAAGTTTTATCCCTATGTTCATCATGGAGCGCCCTGTTATTTGACGATGCTCGATATCCATCAACGCGGATTGTCCGGCAAGATCATCAAGGTATTTCCAGGCTTGGGCCACTTTACCGAGGGCGGAACCGTCCTAGATGAAGCGCCGGGAGAAAATGTTCATCACTACAAGGCGGCGACTCGCCAGTTTCGCGCAAAGAAACACATGCCCGAAATAGAACGGGATTGGGTAGCAAACAACGGGAGGGTATGAGGGGAGACAGTATCAATGACGTTTAGGGAACGGTTTGAGGCGCTTGTAATTCCCGGGGATCGTTCAGGAAAAGCCATCGAGCAGAATCTTAACGAGTTTCTTTGTTTCCTTGAATTTGCATACGGCTATTTCGGGGCACGCGGGATTGAGCGACCGATTGTTGTAGAAATCGGCATCTCTAACGGTCGCCAGAAGAGTTTTTATGAGACATTATTGAACGCTGAACATATCGGAATGGATATCGGACAGCACATCCGAATAGATCGGTCAAGTTCGCGCTCAGGGCCCGTCTATCCCCCGGACATCCTGGGCGATTCCCATGTCCAGGCGACGGTTGAACTATTAAAATCGAGGCTTGCGGGTCGGATGATCGATCTTCTCTTTATCGATGGCGATCATACCTATCAAGGTGTCGCCGTGGATTATGCGCTATACGCGCCATTGACGAAACACATAGTTGCGTTCCATGACATTTCAACGGAACGATGGAAGGGCAACGCGGTTACCGAGACCTGTGAGGTTAAGCGTCTTTGGAGCGAACTCGTCATTCAGGAAAAAAAACATACGGTTATAGAAATCAGGAATTATAACGACATGATGCCTTTCGGACATCACCAGATGGGGATCGGACTTGTCGTCAAGGATGCGAAGTAATCATGATAACCAGCAGGGAAATACGTTCCAGGGAGGCATTGATTCAAAGAGGACGACGCATCGAGGATCGGAAAAACCGCAAAAATCATGTTTATCGTTCTCGGTTGGGACACGATGCGGCAAGGGAAAGCACGATCATGGAAGATTGGGCTAGGCTTGCCGGGAACATCACGAAGGCCGGAGTCCCTAAGATGGCCGCCATCGCGGACATTAAGTATGCGCCATATCCGGTATCGCCCTTTCCCGTAAACGCGTGCATCCCGACAATCGGCCGGGAGACGGTGATCACGGTCATCGATGCGCTCTTGACATCAACGGCAACGAACCTGAACATCTTCGTTATCGTTCAAGACAATGACCAGATGGCCGAGAGATTGAAAAATCGATATGGAGAAAAAAAGAACGTCTTCATAGAATCGATTGCAACAAGGATCGGATGGGCCGCGGCGCAAAACCTCGTGGCGCAGCAACCAGGCGCGCTCTTCATGTTGGGCGACGATTCGGTTGTTACATGCGATACGGTCCGGACGCTTGAGATTGCGATGGCGAGGATTTTCCCTCACGGAGACGGGGTGGTCGTTCCCCTGGAAACCCAAACGCTCTGGGGGGTTGGGCCGATGCCCGGGTTCGGATTCGTCGGTTCATTTCCGTTTGTCGGCGACAATTTCCTGAATAGATTTCCGGAACGGCAGATTCTCTGCCCGGATTATTTCGCCCATAGTTCAGATGTGGAACTATTGGATTACGGACTTTCGGTTAATCGGTATGTTCAATGTACCGAAGCGACGTTAGATCATTTTGTTTTTCGTCCGGAAGATCACGATCAAACGGCAATGATCATAAAATCCCTAGCGAACCGGGCCATTGAAATTTATGTGGAACGAAATCGAAAGGGTTATCTTTGGGGGCAGAACTTCCATCGGCTGGATGCATCAAAAAGGTGAAATTATCCGTAATCTCGCGCTGGTATAACGAGGTAATGCTTGCCCCGTTATTTCTAAGCCACTATGCTTTTGCCGACGAGATTATAATCCTTTTGGATGAAGCGACAAACGACGGTACGGCGGAGATTATCGCCGAATATCCGAACGCCCATATTAGGAGATATCGGCTTCCCGACAAGATTAACTATGGATTTACCACGGCCCTCGTGACGCGGGCCGCAGCCACGATAGACGGTGACTGGATCATGGCGCCCGATACGGATGAGTTTATCTTTCCCGCCGGGAACGGAGACGTGCGAACGGCATTAAGTCAGGCGAACGGCAATCTGATTTATTCCGACATGTGGACGGTTTATCGGCATAAAACGGACAAAGATCTCGATTCATCTTGGCCGGTCATTCGGCAGAGGCGACACGGTGATCCGAATAAGACGATCGGATGGAACAGCCTATACCGAAAACCGATTATTGTGAAATCGGGGCTTGGCATTGATTGGTGGCCCGGATTTCATCGCTATCGCGCCAACCCCAAAATAAGGGTTTCGAGTACGCGGCTCGTTGGGGCACATTGGATTATGGCCGATGTTGATTTGGCTATAGCGCGACGATTGAGGGGGCGGCGAGAATTACAAAGCAAGGAAAACCTACGCTATAACTGGGGATTTCACAATTTTGACATTACCGAGGCAAGGATACGGGCAGAATGTAAAGCGCACGAAAATGATCCGGAATTATTCTGAGCGGATATCACAATCACCCCAGGTTCCGGAGGCGAAGAAATGCCCGGAGATAAAACAATTTCCCTATGGCATTGTCAGTCCGGCCATGATCCCGGAGGTTGCCGACAATATTCTCGATGAATATTTTAGCATAACCGGACAACTTGGCATCAAGGCATGCCTAGCGCTTGGCTTATGTCTGGGGTTCGTTAGAGATGGCGCATACCCCAACGGCGACAATGACCTGGATGTAATCGCTATTGTCAATCAGCAAGAGCGAATCGCCTTAACGGATGCCATGATCGGCAAGGGCTATATGCAGGGGCATTATTTTCCAGAGAAAGAGAATGCCCATTTTGTTAAGAGTCGGATATTGGTGGACATTTATTTCCGAACGGCAGTAGGGTTCTATGCCGAACTGGGTAATGTGAATTACAAGGGGAAACCGTATCCCGTACCGCTACAATTCGACAAGTATCTGACCGCCTGTTATTCCAATTGGCGGATTCCGGAAGATCAGGGAGCCGGGGATATTCTGGCGAAGGGGCTTTAGGTGATCGTTAATGGACATTATATGACGGGCGGCGGGAAGGCACACCTCTCGAACGCCGTGCATGAATCGATTTTCGGTTGTCCGATGTTCGGGACGTTCAATGTACGAACGATAAAGGATATCAAGACGCTCACGCCGACACTCATGAATCAGAAGACCGGATGCCGATATTACCACGTCAGGATTGACGGTCAATATGATGCCTGGGCATGGCGGCGGCAGAAGAGTTTTATGACGGGAACGAAATGGGAGTTGATCAGCAAGGAATTGCTGCCGGATATATTGAAACATAAAACCATAACAATGGAAATAACATGAAACGCGAAGCTCGGGTCATTTTCAAAGTACCTTGGTGGATGGACAATTTTCTTGCCAAAATTAACAAGGGCGAAGTCTATGCGAAGGGCGACAAAGGCGATCCCGGTGGCATTGGGGACAAAGGTCCGACCGGAGATAAGGGGCCGGTGGGAGATGTAGGCAATAAGGGAATTGCGGGGGACAAGGGTCTTGCTGGCGATAAGGGATTAACCGGGAATGCGGGGGAAACCGGCCCGTCTGGGAACAAGGGGCCAACCGGAGATAAGGGCTTAACGGGAGATCGAGGCGTCCAGGGTCTCCGGGGCATTGCCGGAGATAAGGGTCCATCGGGTGATCAGGGGTCTATCGGTAATCAGGGACCAGTTGGGGATAAGGGGCCAAGCGGTGATAAAGGATTGACCGGGGACACAGGGGCGAATGGCTCTCCCGGTATTCAAGGTTCGCCTGGTGATAAGGGCGTAGTAGGCGATAAGGGGTTGAGCGGAGATCAGGGACCAGTTGGCAATCAGGGAAACCCCGGAATTACAGGGGACAAGGGCCTAGCTGGAGATACTGGAAATAAGGGTGCGACTGGCGACCAGTGTTCCATCGGTAATCAGGGTTCTCCGGGCGCAACTGGCGATAAGGGGGCAACGGGTGACCAGGGAATTCCAGGAAATCAAGGAAGTCCGGGGGCCACGGGTGATCCGGGGGCTACCGGAGACAAGGGCATAGAAGGGGATAAAGGTACGACGGGCGATAAGGGCGTTACGGGAGACAAGGGGCCAGCCGGTGATCCTGGTGCCGGATTAGACCTTCATAACTATCGTCATTATGGAGTTACAACCTACGAGGCCTGGTTTACCTCTCCACGTTCAGGAACGGCACTGGCCGGATCGGCTCTTACGGCGAACCGGATGTATGCCATGCCGTTCATTTGTCCAAAGGCCATCACGCTTGATCAGATCGGCGTTTACGTTTCGACACTTAGCACGACCACGGCACGCCTCGGCATTTATTCCGATAATGGAAACTGTTATCCCGGAAACAAGCTTCTGGATGCCGGAACGATTGACGTGACCGCGACGGGCGCGAAGAAAATTGCAATCAATCAGGCACTCGCGGCCAACACACTCTATTGGCTGGTCATCGTATGCGCAGCTACGCCAGCGATTTATTGTATCCCGGTTGCGGGAGTTATCAATGTCCTCGGGACATCAAACGCGCTCGGCACGGCACAGAACGCAGGCCTATATGTATCACAGACCTACGGGGCGCTTCCAGGAACCTTCCCGGCCTCGCCGACGATGATTACGGCGGCTCCAATCCCGGCAATATTCTTAAGATTAAGTGCATGAGGAGGCTAACATGTCAATAGGATGGTTTGCAGACCTGGCCGATGCCGAGGATTATTTTATCAACGAGCGTTTGGAGACGGAATGCTGGGACGATCTCCTGGAATCGACGCTCCACCAGGAGACGAAGGCTGTCGTCAATGCCTATAACCGGATTTTCTACGACACTCGCTGGGATCTCCCGACCTATATCACCGCGACTGCGGCTGAACTCACCATACTCCGTATCGTCAACGCGGAGATGGCTTATTACCTGGCCTGTCACATGTCCGACGAGGATCGACGCAAGGGCATCCAGGCGCAAGGGGTTATCAAGGCAGGCATAGTCAAGGAAGATTACTCCGAGGCCATGTTGATGGCATTGCCTGTCCCGCCGGTTGTGGCAGCCATGCTTACTCCCTGGCTTGTTGGCACCTCGTTTATCAGCACGGCAAACCTGAGCCGTGACGAAGAGGAATCCGTTAAAACCAAGGTGAGCAATTTCTAGGGCATCGGCATGAAGTTCACGGATCTCCAGCGTATATACGGGGCGGCCGGCCACGAGTTGCGGACGCTCCTGCTATCGATAGATCTATCGACCTTCGATGGCGCAAAGGCCGAGGAGATCAAACGCAAGGCCCGGCGCATTGTCACCTACCTCAATGGCGTATCGGGACGCTGGACTCGGCAAACGACCAAGGTTGCCTACGGGAAGGCCGCTGAGAAGGCCAAGGCACAACTTTGGAAGCTGGGCAGGCGTATCCCCAGGGGTAAACCTCCCGCACGCTCAGGCCCGCAAGTGGTCGAGGCAACAGCCGATACGGCGCTCCTCAAGGCGACGGGTTCGATCATGCGGACAGTTGAGCAATTCATCTCTGCCGCGCTCATGGGCACGGGTGCTACCAAGAGCATCATCGGGGCCGTGCAGGAGTTCGATTACGAGGATATAGAGGGCGAGATTGCAACGCTTTCTGTTGAAGCCGTGAGGTTGGAACTTTCGCGGGGCGCTCTGAAAAAAGCGATTATGGATCGCTTGCGCGAACTTGTCGGCGACGAGAATTTTATCCAGATCGGTGAACGCATGTACAACCTCAAAAGTTATGCCGAGATGGTCGCCAGGACAACACTTGCAGAAGCGCAGACCCAGGCGACGCTCGATCAATGTGCCCTCTATGAAAACGATCTTGTCAAGGTCTCGGTACACGGGACCATCTGCGATATCTGCAAGGAATATGAGGGGAATATATATTCATTGTCGGGGAACGATCCAGATTATCCGATGCTGGATGAATCATGTCCCTTTCATCCGAACTGTCAGCATGGTCTTCTCCCGACCTCCGAAGCGGCAATCAGTGTCATGGAGCGTGAAGGATGATCTCAGCATATTTGGTGGACAAGATCACCGTTGTCAAGGCAAACGGGAATGATCAATGGGGCGAACCGAACCCGACGACGAATGTTGCCACCCGGGGTTACGTCGAATGGAAGACGAACCTGGTCCGCAACCTTGCGGGTGAGGAGATCGTCTCGCCGATCCATGTCTACCTGCACATGCGGAAGACCGACAATGTTCTCGGGCGTGCGCTCGTGCACGCGGACAGGCTCATCGTCGATGGAAGGGAGCGATCCATCATAACAATCCACGAACCAAAGGCATTCTCGCATCCGCATTATGAGGTCTATCTCGCATAGGTGACAACATGGGCATGACCATCGACATGAGCGACTTCGAGAAAGGGTTCAAGAAGCTTGTGGAAAATGCGGTCCCGCCCGAGATCGCAAAAGGTCTTTTCCAGGCAGCGAGTCAACTTCTCGCGGACTCCATTGAAGAAGCGCCGCAGGCACCCAAGGACATAGGCGACCTCTGGAAATCGAAAAAGGTCAATCCACCCGTCATGACGAAAGACGATGTCTCTGTCGAGGCAGGTTTCAGAAGTGTTTATGCAGCACGTTGGCATGAGGCTGAGGGGACGGTTAATTGGACGACAAACAAGGGAGCAACAAATCCAGGACCAAAATATCTTGAATCCAAGATGGCCCGGAATGCCAAACGATACCTCGATATCGTCGGTGAATATCTGAAGAGACTACTCGGGGGATGACATGATGTTCCAGGAGATCGTAACGTTCATCGAAGGCAAGACGCCATTCGTCTTGGGCACGACGCTCCAGGCCGGGCATCGGTTGGCTACCGCGCCGGATAGGTGCGTCCTCATAGCAGAATCGGGCGGAGGGGCGACGGTTCCCGAACTCCCGGATCGCGCCGACTTCCTCATCCAAGCCCTGAGCCGTGCGAAGACGTACTTCGATGCTCGCGCCGATGCGTGGACGGTCTACACAGCGCTTCACGGGACGGCCGGCTGGAACATGCCGATCCTCTCCGGGAGCGGCGATGATTATATCGCATGGACGGTCGAGGCGCTCGCCATCCCTCAATACATCGGCCAGGACGTTGACGGCCGCTTCGAGTTCTCAGTCAACTTTATTTTCAGAATGGCACAGGCGTCATGCGGGGCTGGGCCCAGCGGACCCTAACCAGAATATAAACGGATTCTACTCTCCAAATATATTTGCCTTTCATAGGCAAATTCCAACGCGTCTTTAATCTAATTTCAATAGGAGGTTTTATCATGTCCTTGCAAATTAAGGATATGGGCCCATGCGAAATTGTATGGGGCTATGGGGAGTCCGGAGCCATCACCCTTGGGCCGTTCCTGGGAGCGACGACCTATAAGGGCGAGACCAAGGTTACGGATATCCAAGAAGAGGGTTATGGTGAGGCCGCAGTCGATGCTATCACAACCGGAACGGTGGCGACCCTCGAACTTAAGATGACCCGTTCTACACTCGATCAACTCGACCAGGTATTTAACCCCGTCACCTCAGGGATTGTGACCGTATCAGGTGGTGAGTACATGATTATGAAGAACAACATCACCTGCGAAATGTATGCCGTGGCGAGAGCGGTTGTCATCAAGCCGATCTGCGACAATGTAGCCTCGATTGATCCGCTCGAATGGGTCGAAATCTACAAGGCGTTCCCTGTTCCCGGATGGGAATTGACATGGGATCGTTCAACTCAGCGCGTGTTCCCGGTCACGTTCAAGGTGTTCGTGTCTCAGGAAAGCGGCCAGGAAGGCGAGTTCGGCACGATCGGCATGGATCCTTCGTCTCCTACTATGTAAGGCGGTATCGTGACTACAGTTCTTGAAATCGATACTACGAAAAGCCTCTATAAGTCAACGGAGATTGTAATCGACGGCAAGCCGTTCCGCGTCAAGACGATCACGCTGGGGGCGTTGGAGGAAATCCAGCGTCTCCAGGCGGATGCCCAGGCGGGGTCTGCGGCGGCCATCCGTCAGATGATCGAATCGGTCCTTGAAGGGCCGACTGAACTCTTGTTGAAACTTACCATCGAACAGGTCGCCAAAGTCATCGAGGCGGCTGTCGGGAAGGCCATCACGCCGGAGGCGAAGGAAAAAAACGGGCGCAGGCCCGGGCGCAAGAAATCGCTTTAATTGCCGGAGAGTTTCCGGGCCTGTTCAGGTTCGCCGATTTCCTTGAAATGGACATAAGGGACTTCTCTGCGTGGTCAAGGGAGGCGGCGCGACGGGCGCTTTTGAGGCGGTCGGAGATGTATGGAGCATCGCTTTTGCCGCATCAGAAAGAGGATTCCATGCGGAGATCGCTCGACGAATTGAACATACAATTTTATGAACTTGACCACGGAGATGCCATTGCCAGGATTGAAGAACTGGCGAAACAGAGGCTTGAGCAAATGAAAGAACGTCGGAGAGGTGCAAGATGACTGGTGGTGGATTTGTAGCCGGGGCCATCGTCGGTAAATTACTGCTCGATAAGACGGGATGGAACCAGTCTATCTCGGCGGTCGATAAGGATGCGGCAAAACTTGCCGGTACGGCTAAAAATCTCGGAGCCAAGTTCGACGAAATCGGGCAGAAGATGCAGGGCATAGGGATTAAGGTTGCCGCTGTTGGCGGGGTAATTGTTGCATCGTTTGGGGGAATGATTAAAAAGACCGCTGATTACGGCGATGCGATGCATGATCTCTCCGAGCGGACGGGCGTGGCCGTTCCCATATTGACAAGTCTATCCCTTGCCGCACAGAAGAGCGGGACATCAATGGACGGTCTGGCTCGGGGATTCCGCCTTTTGGCAAATCAAATGCAGGCGGCCAATACCGGGAATAAAACTGCCGCCGCACTCTTTGATTCACTCGGGATAAAAGTTGCCAATGCCGATGGAAGCCTACGCGACATGAACGATGTCATGCTGGACGTTGCGGGGCGATTTTCAGGTATGGAGGACGGGGCGCAGAAGGCGGCATTGGCCCAAGACCTATTCGGACGCTCCGGGATGGAACTTATTCCCTTGCTTAACCTTGGGGCAGATGGACTCAAGCGAGAACAAGAAGAGGCCGCAAAACTTGGCTTAGTTCTTTCTAAAGACGCAGCTGATGCGGCTGATAAATTCAACGATAATTTGAAATCTCTCGGTGGAGCCGTGCAGGGAGTCGGGATTCAAATCGGTACGATGCTCATGCCTGCGGTTCAAAATCTAGTTATTCACCTTACGAACATTATTGCCAAAGTCAGGGAATGGGCGGCCGCGCATCCCGGATTGGTGACAATGCTGGGCAAGGTTGCACTCGCATTGGGAATACTTGCTGCCGCAATTGGGCCGATACTGATCGCGCTTCCTGCCCTAATACGAGGTTTACAGACATTAAGGGCCATTGCCGCAAATCCGATTGTTCTCATCATCACCACGTCTATTCCCATTCTAACGAAAGCGGTTGCCGACTTCACCCATGAATTAAAGAACATGAACTCGGCGATGCAGGAATCCGGGAGGTCAGGATTCGTTTCATTCCTTGAAGGCATAAATTCCGGTTGGCGGCGCGTTGCACTCGGGATGAAGGATTCCAACCTCGTTTTGTCTGAGGCGAATGCCTTGGCAAAACTCTATGCGACAGAGGGTGGGAAGGGAACGAAAGATATCCTACTGGAAGAAGTGGAGGCTGCTGACAAATTTACTCCGGCATTACAGGCTGTCCAGGCCGCGACGACCGAGGTTACCGAAACACTTACTCCGCTGGCCAAGGGTGCCGCCTTTGTCCGCGATGTAATGCAGGGATTCGCGGGCGAACTGATGGATACCTTCACCCCTGCGGTCCGCGATATGTCGCTGGTCATGGCGGCGGCACCGGGCGTATTTGATGAAGCCGGGAGTGCGGCTGAAGGCTTGGAATATGTGTTCAAGGCCATCGGCGATGCCATCGGTGCATCGGCCGCAACGGTCAAGGTGGCGATGTGGAACATGATGGCTGATGTCCTCGCGGCCTATGGAATCATCATCGCAAAACTTGATTTTCAGGATTTACCAAAGACGGTTGGTTCAGCCATGAATGAAGTATCCACCGTCGTTGCCGATGCTATGCGTAATATCGCTTCGGCCATTGTTGGTATATTCAATTTCAAGGGACTTTTCGGAGCCATGCCCATAACTCCGAAATTCGATAGTTCTTATTATGATGCGATGGTTAAGGCGGCCGAATCGGCTTATGACAAAATCACAGATGCGGCCAAGAGAGCTTTTGATATACAGGAATTGCGCATCAGCAGAGTACAAGAAGCCGAAGATCGTCAACGATCATGGACGGAGAAATTTGAAGATAGAGCGATTGCGCGTGGATATGAACGTGAGGATCGGAAATTCCAACATCAATATGAACATGAACGAGATGCGATTGAACACAGCAAAATGACGGAGGTTCAAAAGAATGCAGCGTTGGCTAAACTAGAACGAAAATATCAGCATGAGCAAGACGTTCGGGAAATGCAACGGCAACATGCGGCAGATGTTCGAGAGCGGGCTCGGGAAAACGCGGCCGTTGCCCGGGAACGCGCACGGGAAGAAGCGAAGTACAAGAGAGAACAGATACAAGCCGCTAAGCTCTTGGCCCTACAGTGGAAACACGAAAATGACCTGAATGCCATCCGGATAGCAGAAGATGCGGCGCGGCAGGCCCAGGCCGACAAGGAGGAAAGGCGGCAGAAAAGTCTTTGGTTCAAGGTCAAAGGGATATTCGCAACGGCCATCGAGCAGATGCTCACAATCTGGATCACGAATCTCATAACGCCGATATTGACTTCTATCATCTCAAAAATCCTTCCAGGGATTAAGGGTATCGGTGATGGTGCAAAAGATACGCTGGGACCAAAGGGGCTCGGGAAAACGGTTTCAGATGCTGCTATCAGTATCGGGAGTATTTTCACGACCTTGGCAACAACTATCGCGACGGTCCTAACGACGCTGGCAACGGGAATTGGCACGACGATTGTGACCCTGGCGACGGCAATCGGCACGGCAGTGGTCACCTTGGCAACGGCTATCGCTTCGGCGGCAGAGATTATTGCGGCATCGGCTCCAGCTTTTGTCGTCGTCGGATTAATTGCAGTAGGTATCTATGCGACCATAGCGGCACTTAAACGCCTATTTGGTGGTAGTAAAACCGGCGCGGGCGATGGCATGGGCCGCGTCGTCGAGCGACAGGACGTTCAGATCAGCCTCCTCACGAGGATATTTGATACGCTCAACGATAATATCAAGACGACACTCTGGAACATCTCCACGAAGTTGGATAAGGGCGTAAAAGACAAACTGACCTTCTTTAATACGCCCGTCCAAAAAATCAGGGACTACCTCAAAACGATAGCATCCAAAAACTATCTGAAGGATGTTGTCACGGGCCTCAAGGACGTTGTGTCCGCCATCGGCGCATTGCCTAATGCGGCCAGCGGGGCCATCGTTTCGATTCCAAGTTTAGTCCGGGTCGCTGAAAGGGAACCTGAAATCATCATGCCGCTCCGGGAATACCGGGCCGATGCTACGCCGAGCGCGGGCGGGCGCAATCTTCCCGTCAACGTAAACTTCTATGTCAACACCCTCGATGCTGATTCGTTCGACCGTGTTCTCAAAGGAAAAATCGTACCGGGTCTCCAGGCAATATTCAATCATAACGGACTACGCGTGCCCACGGGCGCGGTAGGGGGTGCGTGATGGCCGCCAAGAAACTTCAGTTCTTCTGGCAGAATTGGTTTGACGATGCAGTGGTTACGGCGAGTTCTGAGGAATTGGAGTATCCGGTCGAAAATCTTCAGAACCGTTGGGCTACATGGGACTGGCGAAGCGGGGTACCGGACACTTCCGGCGTATGGATAAAAGCCGATCTTGGGGGTGCAAAGGAAATTCAGGGATTCGTACTGGAAAACATGAACCTCCAGGCCGGATCGGGGACAACCGTAATTCTCGGTGGTCATGCTACAGATCCCGGGGTTGGGGCTACCACATATACGCAAGCCATACCGATAACGGCGGAGATGGTGACGGCCAAGCGGATTGTCTTTATCCTGCCCGGAAGTGTCGGAGATAGGACTAAGCGGTGGTGGAGGATCCTGATAACAGATATCGATACTTGGCCCGGATATTTCTCTGCCTCCCGGGTATATCTTGGGCCGGTATTTCAACCGAAGTATCACTACCAACCGCGCCCGACGCAGGTGAGAGCAAGCGATTCCGAGGTTGGTTATTCAGCAGGTGGACAGACGACGGCAGTGAAGCGACCGCGGTTCTGGACTTACACTTTACCGATATCTATTGTCGGGACCGACGGGGAAAAATTCGCCGACATGGATGAGGAGTGCGGAGTCGATACGCCGCTCTGGGTGTGTCTGGATTCAACAAACGACGTTACCAGGGTCACCAGCACCATCTATGTTTCGTTTATGGAACATATCCCATTCCCGGCAGTTATCGACGGTTGCCTTTGGGAATCATCGCTTAGGTTGAGGCAAGAATTATGACCTTCAATCCGGATGCCATAACCCAAGACCTTGTTTGGCTGGTGGAAATTGAGGTGGCATTGAGGCTTGAGGATGTCGCATGGATCGGCGCCGGATCTTCTTATCCGAATTGTTATTATGTCACACATCCGGAGGGCAAGCCTTCGCGGGTTAAGCAGTGCCTAAAATCGACCGGGGCCTTCGTGACGTATGCGCCGGACGTGGCCGACCTGGCGACCTGCCAAGCCACGCCATCCTCATGGTATTGGGACGGAGAGAATCTTTACGTCCACACATCGACGGGAGACCCTCCCGACGCTGGGGGTGGAAGCGGAAGTGGGAGCGGGGGTGGAAGCGGGAGCAATATGTTCCTGATAAACTCCTACTTTTGGGAAAACATCTCTGATCGTCCGGTTGATCTTTTCGTGGATTCCATTTGGCACCCCTATCGCCCCCTCCTCGATCCGTCATCTATTGCCGATCTGTCATTCGAGGCGACGCAGTTTTCAACGGGCGGTATCACGCAGAGTTTCGGGAGCGTTCGAGCTCTCAATGGGGACGGATATTGGGATGCACGGCTTGCGAATTACGTCTATGAGGGCAAGCGGATCATTGTCCGATTCGGCAAATACGGCGATGCCTATGCGGATTACGTGAAACTCTTTGACGGCTATACCGGCGGGATAACGTGGAGGGATGAGTCTGTCGAATTCGATATCGAAGACCCCCGGCGATTCCAGGAATAGGCCATGCTGAACATCAAGCTCCCCAAGACTCGTTATAATACGACGACCTATCCGAACCTTGAAGTACGGGCCGATGGTGCGCCGATTCCCATTGCTTATGGCGACCTTCACGGCGTTATCCCTATTTGCATCGACGAGACGATCTTCAAATACAAACTGGCCGGCCACGCCATCCATGCCATTAATACGATCAAGAATGTTGAAAAAACATTAGTCCTAGGCTCGGATTATAGCGTTGGCCCCGGCGTCGCTGAATTCACGTTGAGTTCGACTCCGTATCTGAAAGCCCTGACGCTTTATTATTTCGTCATAGATGGAAGCTATGGGCCTAGCGGATCAAATTACGTGTCCTTCAAACGCCCTGGAGGGGCAGGGTATCCAGATGGCAATCTTTTTACTATTAATGCGGGCGGATTGTGGACTTCGGTTCCAGCGAGCGATTTGCATTACCGAATATCTGGCAAGGCCAACCTTGGCGATCAGGAAGTGGTGAAGGTCAACACTACCAGTTATTCCACCTCATTGGGCATCGGGTTGAATGATGACCCAGCCCGGACCAGATTAGCGCAATCATTTATAACGGGAGCGGATGCATATTATCTCACCCGTGTCTCGCTCTGGACAAAACGGCATGGAAACGTGACGGGAAATCTTCGCATTACGATCTTATCTGAAGCCGGAGCTCCCGTAGGGACAGGCGAGAGTCGGGTTGGTGTACAATCAATGCTTCAGGCCATCAATACTAACGATGTTTGGCATAAATATGTTATGTACTTCCCGTTACAAAATCAGGAAGCGAGTCTGATTTGTAATATCGAGGGCGCAAATAAAACGATTGGTCTTCCACCCCCGGCCGTGGGGGCCACTATTATCGACGGGGCCAATTTCCTAGAAGACCTGGTCGTGACGCGACTTGGCAAAACAACCGCAGGCTTACTGGACGCGACGGCACTGGCGAACTTCAAGGCCAAGCGAACGCAGGCAATCGCGGCCTATATCGACCGAGATACGACGTTCGGCGAGATCGTCGGGAAGCTGGAATCGTCGCTCCTATTCAAGTTCGTTCCGCTCCATGATGGAACCTATGCGCCGACGGTCTATGAGGCCGACACGGTTGAAGTGCGGCCGCATTTCTTCGATGAACATTTCCTTTCGTTCTCCATGCGGCACGACTTCTCGGCAGTCAAAACCATCGTCAAGGTGAAGTATGACGAAAATCCGGGGAACAATGAATTCAAAGTTACCGAGGCCGATTCCGATGTCGCCCGTTTTGTTTATGGCGTGGAGGATACGCTGGAGGTCGAAACGTACCTAAAGACGGAGGCCAATGCGGCGACGCTGGCGGCGGACTGTCTTGGCATGTATGAGACACCGCCGTTAGAGATTACCTTCGAGATTCGGGACTATGGGCTAAACCTCATCCCCGGGCGCGATAAAGTGAAGATCACGCGCACGCGAGCGGCATACGCGGGAGGGGCGCTGAGCGGCGTCCTGTTCAGGATCACCAAGATTACGAAGAAACGGGGGACGGCATCGACGGAAATCGTCGCTGTCCAGGACGATCAAACCTACTGAGAGAATCATGAGCATCGGGGAAAAATTCGCAACAAAGAACGAGGTGGAAGTTCTGCGGCGCAAGCTACAGTTGGCCCTTAACGGGGCGACCATCGTCCAGATAGAGGCGGAAGAAATCGGGGTGACAAACTTCACTGATTTGGCCGACGTTCCGTCGTCATACGCGGCGACCGGGAACTTCGCGGTGCGGGTCAATAGTACGGTTGATGCGCTGGAGTTTGCCGAGCTGAAGGGCACGACGAACCAGGTCACGGTGACGGCCAACGCCGCCGACTATACGCTATCACTTCCGCAGGATATCCACACCGGAGCATCGCCGACGTTCGTGACGGCCAAACTGTCGGCCTTAACCGATGGTTATGTTCCCTATCATGTGAGCGACGCGGTGGGGTTGGCGAATAGTCCGGTGTTCACCGATGGGATATCCATCGTTACGATCCGCAACCTGACGGATGCCGTGGTCGACCCTATCTATCAGGTCGCCGTCGGAGCCACACCCGTCGTCAAATGGACATGGGGACTGGACGATAGCGATGCCGATAAATGGAAGCTCGCCAACAATACTGCACTGGGCACGGGTCCAACGGGTGATTTGTTTTTTGGCGATATCCTTTATTATACGCATGAAGCCAACAATGGGATTGTCGGCGTGGAATTGGAAGATTTTGTAACGGATGATATTTATATCGTTGGGGGTTTTGGTTCTGGCGATGGCCAATTCGATCACGGTAGACAAATTGCCTATGACGGGATGTATCTTTATGCTGTCGATGGGCAAAATGACCGGGTACAAAAGTTTCTGGCGGCAAGCGGAACATTTGTCTCGCATACCATCGACAATCTAAGCCTACCCTGGGGATGTGCTTACTGGAATGGATTTATATATGTTTCTTGCGGAACGGGGGCATATACCGGAACCATCAGAAAGTTTGATGCCGCGACAATGTTATTCCAATCCGCCTTTGGTTCCAATGGTACAGGAGACAATAATTTCAGCGTACCTCGTTCATTGACTACGGATGGAACGTGGCTTTATATCTGTGATACCGGTAATTACAGGGTGAAAAAGCATACCCTGGCTGGAGTGTATGTTGATCAAGTCGGCTCATCCGGTACCGACGACGGGGAATTTGGCATTTCCATGAGTGGCATAGCAACGAACGGCACTTATCTATACGTTGGCGACTATGGTAATCACAGGGTTCAGATTTTTAATTGTTCCGATCTTTCTTTCGTTGCCAAGGTCAATATGCCCAACCGAACCGGATCGCCGGGAAGTCCTGCATCTATCACGCTCAATGGAACGCATTGGTATGTTGGCGTAAATGATGGTGCGCCTTTTGCGGGTTATCATATCAAGTATGATATCGCCACAAACACTTTCCAGGCTTATTACGATTGCTCTGTCGCGGCTGGAAATGACCCTTTGAGCATTTATGGTTCTATCATCTTCAAAGAATATACGGACAAGGTTATTCATGGTGACTTGATTGTCGTTCACGTGGACGGATCGTTTATTGACATATATCCCAAGGCGAGATTTCTTGATTCCATAAGACTCTATGAGAGTGCGGACCTTGCCGGAGAATATGTCGGCATCGAGGCTCCGACCGACGTGACATTAAGTTATAATCTGGTCTTACCCCCGACGGTAAATACGGTAAAAACGCATTTATATGCAGATGTTGGCGGTATCCTCGATTGGGGCCAGAATGTTGATAGCGATGGATCGCCGGAATTTGGGGGGGTGACGCTGACGGCGTTTTCCGGAATCTTGGTGGCGACCGCTGGCGTTGTCTCTGATGATGCGGAACTTGCCGATCTTGCCGATGTTACCTTCCCGTCCGGCGAACCAGACATAGGTGATGTCTTAACTTATGAAAGTGGCGGTTGGACATCGATGCCTCCGGCCGGTGGAGCGGCGGCATTTCTCGATCTGACCGACGTTACCGAGGTCGATTATGCGGGTCATGCGGCAGAGTTCGTCGTCGTGAATGGTGCCGAAAATGGACTTGAGTTTTCGGCCTCTTCTGTCGCCGGACACGATATCCTTAGCGTCAACCATACGGACGTAAATACAGCCGCACCGGATGATCAGGATGTTCTCACGTGGGACGCGGGAGCAGGGGAGTGGTTAGCGCAAAAACTCCCCGCCGCAGGGCCGCATGATTTGGAAAGCCATACCGATGTCTTTTTCTTATCGGGCGAACCTATCGTGGGCGATGTTCTGACCTATGAAAGTGGGGGATGGACAGCTGTGCCGCCGATCAATATTACGATCTCCGATTCCGCCGCATCGGGCGGTAGTAATGGGGATATCTGGTTGGAATACTAATATGGCTGAAAGACATTTTGTGAATGGTGGCGTCAATCTTCTCTGGAGCACTGTTGGCAACTGGTCTTTGACCGAGGGGGGGGCGGGGGGTCAAGCAGTACCGACGGCGGCAGAGGATGTATTTTTTGATGTCGGGAGTCCAGATTGTACCCTTAGTTCTACTATAAAAGTGTGCAAGACTCTTACCACATCGGCATATACCGGCACACTGACATTTAACCAAGAATTAAGAGTATCTGGAAACATCACATTGGGTGCAGGTACGCACTTTGCCGGGGCCACAACGAATCAATTACTCATGTATGCTACCGGGACGTGGACTACAAACGGATTAACAATCCCGCAGAATATCGGAGTTGCCAGCGCCGCCATTACTACCGTTACATTGGCGGATGATCTAACGACTTCAGGCAATCTATATCTTGGTTGTGGGACAAGTACGACATTTTCTGGAAACTTCCACATTTATGCCGCTACCTGTGAAATTACCATGACACAGACCGTTACGATTGTGCACGATGTCACGATTTCGGGATTAACGACCATTACTCAGGCCACCGTCATTGACGGGGCTTTTAATTGGAATACGGGTGGACTTACGACAGCCGGTGCTTTGACCGGGACAGCGACAATAGTTTTGACCGGGGGAACATGGACGGGCGGAAGCGTTGTTTCAAATAACGTGACTTTTGCGGGAACCTCAATCGTATCTGGAACTATTGCTTATGCGGCAAGCGGAACCCCAACACTTACCTATTCATCGGGAACCATTACGACAACAAGTTCTACGCTTTCGATTGCCTCCTCCTGTACACTCAACACCAACGGGATAAGTTGGAATAATATTTCTCTTACTGCCGCTCTAACGCTCACCATTAATTCTCTATTGACGGTCACGGGAACATTGACATTGCCAAATGCCGCCACTACTTTCGCCGGGACTGCGGGGTTCACGGTGGGGACGTTGACCCATACCACCCTTGCTACGTCTACGAAAATATTTACTTTTGAAGAGGCTGTTACCTATACAATTACTACTGCGATTACCGCCACTCATGCAACGACCCAAACCCTTAGATACACATATACTTCTGCCGATGGTGCTACCAAAGCCATCATCACGCTTGGCTACGGGGCCACGCAGAACATTTCTCACCTTGATCCGACCAGGATAGATAGTTCGCTCGGCCAACCCATATTCAGTTTTGCCGGAGTGATAACTACTTGTTTTAACTGGTCTAATGACCTGGGTCACGGGCGCATCATCCCAGAAGCGGGGGGAGAATCCGTGACAGTCGCCGGGATAACCAAGGACAATTCTGGCGTTGCGCTCGGTTCATGCGATGTCTATTTATTTAGAGACAATGGGAATGATACTGCGACATACATAGCCTACGTGGAAAGCAATGCCGTTACCGGGGCGTATTCCTTTACCGTCTTTCCTGGTTCAACATATTTCGTCGTGGCTTTCAAGGGCGGGGCAACACCCGTGATGGACGTGACGGACAGGACGGTAACGGCGGTTTAATATGCCAGCAGACAAGAATCTTTACCTCCGGTCCTTAACCGATAAGGGAGATACGGCCAAGAATCTTAGGCTTCGATCTGAGGCGGAAAAGATATCGGCAAAGATTCGGAACCTAAAGGCGAAGGTGGGTGGTGCCTGGACGGCCATATCTAAGGTTTCGGCAAAAGTGGGTGGCTCCTGGACGGAGGTTACCCTTAGTGCCAAGGCTGGCGGGGACTGGAAGGTGATACATGAAAAGTAGGAGCCATCATGTTCTCTGACGATAAGTGCGGCATCGGCTGGGGCCGTTTTGTCCCAATGGAATTGACGAATTACGGTTCATTTGACGGCAAGAATTTCAAACTGAACGAAGTCGGGCTGGCTACGGAAGCTCGTGCCATAGCGAACGCGGGCGCGAATTTCGTCCGCGTCTTTCCGTGGGGAGTCTGGGGGACGCACAAATACGGAAAGAAATCCCAGTTTCAACCGTATGTCCTAAACACCGCAAAAGACAAATGGG